ACAGTGTAAAACGAAGTCCAGCTCGGGGTCCTTGTCGATCCAGTTGTAGGCAAGCCATGACTGCGCCGGGATGAAATTCTTGTGCGCCTGCGGCATGGGCTTGGCCCATCGCGCGGTCTGCCGGTAGGTCTTCAAGGCGGAGGTCGATGGCCTTGCGGAAATCGACGGGCCGCGGTCACTGGCTAAGGCTAGAGCTGGCATAGGTTCCCTTCCGAGTGTGTGGGTCATGGGGGTCGTCTAACCGGCCTTTTGGCGAGATGGGCCTAAGGCAAGGTTGGCTTCACGGATCGCGTCGGTCTTCGCGCTAAGGTCTTCGACGCCGGTGAAATGGTCGGGGTCGAAATCCATAATCGGAAGCGTCCGGCGGTTCGGCCCGTAGAGCTGTCTAATTACGCTGAGTTCACGGCCCTGGGCGTAGGCGTTCCACGCCCTGGCGATGGCGGCGAAGGCAACCTCGGTGGAGGGGTTGCCACGTTCCCGGGCGCGCTGCTGATAGAACCAATCGCGGACGGTGAGCCGCGGGTCGCCGCGGCATAGGTCGGCGCCGGTCTTGACGCCCTCCAGGAATTCGTCGGCCTGGATTTCAAGGCTGCGATGGCCAGCGTTGCCAAGGAACAGGACGGCGCCCAAAGGGCTGGCCGGGAGCGGTGCGCGGGCGCTGACAATCTTGCCGGTGATTTCGGTGAGGTAAGGATAGCGGTGAACGAATTGGATCAGCGCGGCTTTGCTCGGCCCGTAACCGATGCTGGCGCCTGCGATGTAATTCCAGCTCAGGCGGGCGATGGCGGCGAGCTGGTTGCTGTTGTGGTAGTTCTGCGCGCCAAGCACGTCGCCCACGGTGCGGGCGCGGCCTGAATCCATCGTCTCGAAACGCTCGGCGGGCACGCCGCGCACGACAAACATCTCCAGGGCTACGCCCGCTGCGATGAGCGCGAGGAGCCGATGCTGGCCGTCGAGGAGTTCGCCTTCCGGGGTGAAGATGATGCCCTGGCCGTTGGTGTTCCACCGGCCCCGCCGCATTTCGTCGGCATAGCGGTTAACGAGAGACTGAGTAATCGGCCTGTTCTGGGCGTTCTTGCAAAGCATGGCCTTTGCAATCGCGGGGGTAATCCGCTCGACGCTACCGATCATAAGGTCGGTCATGTGGTCGGTTCCGGTGTGTGGGCTGACTCGGTAACTGGAGGCGTGAGCCGTGGGGTAACATAATACTTTGCAACCGCCTTGAGAACGATGAATTTTCGCCCGGGATGGTAGCGGGCGAGCCGCTGCGCCTCGGTGGCGGCGGCGTCAAAGCTCTCGTGCGTGAAGCGGGGCGGGCGTCCGGTCTTCGTCCAGACCATGTAGAAGACGGCGGGCTGCTGGGTCACGGGCTCGCTCATAGGCTGACCTGTTGGAATTGGTGGATCAGGAGGTAGGCGCAGCCGCCGATACTGGCGGCGATCAGGGCGCAACCGGCAAGGATCGCGAGGAAGGCGCGGAGCTGGCTAACCATGGAGCTGGCGCCATTGGAGGAGCGGGATCGGCGGCCCGAAGGCCTCGGCCAACCGGGCGCCGCAGCGCAGGGCGCCGTAGACGGCGCGGATTTCGTCCAGGCCGTGGAATTCAACCTCGCCGTCGGGGCTGCTGATAGTGACGTACGGGAGGGTGCCGGTGCCGTCGAAGGCGATCAGGAGGCCGTCGCCGTCGATGGGGGACTCCGGCCCGTCGCGGCCTGTGCTCCAGGCGTCATACCGATCTTCGGTGTCCAGGAGGACGTAGCGTCTTCGGGTCATTTCCCGGGCGATAGGGGCGACGAATCCAGACATTGCCTTCGCTCCCCGAAATGTTCGGTGGCGGGCGGTAAATTCCGCCAGCCGACGTAGAGCGGAGCATATTAGTCGGCGGTTGGGAACTGAAAGTTGGGGATGGTTTAGCTTCGCCCCTTGGGCTGGCCTGCTGATTCTGGAGCAGGAAATACGGGATTAACCTGGGATATGTTGGCGCAAATGCGCCTATCCCGGGACAAGGGCGACCACGGGCGCGGCCCATAGGATCGGGTGGTCAATTTCCGGAAGCCCGGACCCGATCAGATGAAAGTGATCCGGGCGGGTGCCTTTCTGGACAATCCGGATGAGCTGCTGTTCGCCTGCGCCGCTGGCGCCTGCGATCCCGACGACACAAAGGCGGCCATGGCAATCCGGCGAAAAGCGGTTGCCCTGCGGGGGGTTGTAGAGGGCGACGAAGCCGTAGTGGACGAAGCCGTCGGCCTCCAGGGCGCGCGTCCGTAGGGACGGGGGCGGCGGGAAGGCCGCGGTGCGGGTGGTGTCTTCTCCGGCGGCGTTCACAATCGGGATGCGCTTCGGAACCTCGCCGTGGCCATAGAGGAGATATTCCGGCGTCACGCCGAAGTGTCTGGCGTAGTCGTCGGCGCGGCGCGCGGGGAGGTGCGTTTGGGCCTTTTCGTGCTGGGTGTAGGTGGCGATGGCGACGCCTATCGCGAGGGCTGCATCCTTGGCTGTGGTGTAACCGCACCGCTCGCGTGCGGCCCGTAGTCTGTCGCCCGGCGTATCCATTGGCCTGTCTCAGGTTGCTACCGAAAGAGTGAGTGCGCTCCGCACCAACTCTAGCACAACTGCAAAAACCCGAAATGAAAAACCTGTTGCAAGATGATCCGGGGAATTTCAGGATGATCGGGCCATGCGGACACACGCTGAAATAATCCGTGACGCAGGAGGGTGGCGGGCGATCCGCGACGCCCTTGGCATGGGCACGGATGACCCGAAAGTGAAGTTTTGGTTTTCACGGGATTCGATCCCCTGTGAATATTGGAAAGCCCTGGCGGACCTGGGGCTGACGTCGGCGGAGGAGCTTGCGCTCGCCGCACACCGGCGCCGCTACCTGAGGGAACGCGCCGCATGACTGTCCTGATTTGGCTGCTGCTGGCGCCCCTGGCGCTGCTCCGCGTGGTGATCGAGCCGGTGGCCGAAGGGCTAGTCCGGGCCACTGACGCGCTGCATGACAAGCTCGCCGAACGGTCGGCATTGTGAGTGCGCCCGCCAAGCCTGCGCCCGCCTTTTCGGTGTCTCCTCCCGGGCCGCCCGCGGCGCCTGCTTACGATCCGTTTCGGACGCCTATGGCGCGCCACGCCATGCATCTGATTGTCCCGAAACCGAGCGGCAAGCTGGTCCGCATCGTGGTCCTGGAGTTGAAGGCGGGCGTCCGCCTGAGCCTGGACCTCGATGATGACGGGATCGGCGTGAAGCACGTCGATCTGGCGTTCACTGAAGCGGCCAAGCTTTGCGAAATGCTGAACACGATCCGCCGTCGCGGGGTGGAGCGGAAAGGGTGGGCGCCATGAACGTCATCGCGGTCAAACCTGCGCCTCCGCCGATGGTGCGCCCGGTCGAGGTGATGGTTTTGCGGCTCTCGGCGGTGAGTATCGGCGAGGGCAAAACGCAAACCGCCTACGCGATCATCGGCGCCCTTGAACAAGAGGGCTGGGTCATCGTCCGCAAGCGCCATTTCGGGGGGCGGCCATGACTCGCTTGATCCTCGGGATCGACCCGGACGCCTATGGCGCGCTGGCCTTCGTGGACCGGGAAACCGGCGTCCTGGTGGACGTGGTGGACATGCCGCAACTGGAGGTGAAGCCCGCCCGGCTGGTGGACACTGCGCAGCTCGCCGCGATCCTGGACGAGTGGGCCGAACGGGTGGGCGAAGCCTTCATCGAAAAGGCCTGGGCGCGGCCAACCGATCCGCCCTCCTTCGCCTTCCGGGTGGGCCACAACTATGGCGCCGTGGTGGGCGTGGTGCGGGCGCATTTCATCCGCCTGCATACGCCCTCCCCTCAGGCCTGGAAAAAGGCCATGGGAGTGACGTCGGACAAGGACTCCAGCCGCTCCGAGGCCTCCTTCAAGTTCCCGGCGGATTGCCGCCGGTGGGCGCTGAAAAAGCATCACGGGCGCAGCGAAGCGGTGTTGATCGCGGCCTATGGGCGCCGCGAAATCCTGCGGGAGCTGGCGGCGTGAGCCCGCGGCTCCTGGACCTTTACTGCGGCGCCGGTGGCGCGGCCCGCGGCTATCAGCGGGCGGGCTTCCACGTCACCGGCGTCGATATCCAACCGCAACCTGCCTATGCGGGCGACGTGTTCGCGCTGGGCGACGTCCTGGCCCTGGACCCGGATTGGATCGCGGCCAATTTCGACGCGGTTCATGCGAGCCCGCCCTGTCAGTTCGGAACGTCGCTAAGCGACATGCCGGACGCCAAGCAACACCTGAACCTGATTCCGCAAACCCGGGCGCTGCTGGAGGCCACGGCGCTTCCGTGGATCATCGAAAACGTCGAGGCGCCTAAGGTGCGCCCATACATGCGCGGGGCGCTCAGGCTGTGCGGCTCCAGCTTCGGCCTGGGCGCCGAAGGCCATGCGCTGCGGCGTCATCGGCTGTTCGATTCCAACGTCTTCCTGTTTGGCCAGCCGTGCCACCACGTGCGCGGCGTGCCGGTGATCGGGGTCTACGGCGGTCATGCGCGGCGCCGGGCCAAGGCGCACGGCGGGCGCGGTTCAAGGGATACCTGGACCGGCGGGCACCTGGGCGCGGCCTCGGCGGCGCTGGGTATCGACTGGATGACTCTCGGTGAGCTGTCTGAGGCGGTGCCTCCGGCCTTCACCGAGTACCTGGGCCGCCAGCTCGGGCGGTTCCTGGACGCGCGGAGGGCTGCGTGATGGCGCCGCTGAGACTCGGCTTCTGGACGGCGTACCGGCGCATCTACGTGGAGGACGGGCTGGCCCGCGGGCAAAGCCGCGCGATGCTGGCCGCCAAGCTCGGGGTGACGGTCCGCCAGCTCAACATGGCGATTTACAACCATCGCCTGAAGCCGCGCCGCGTGGAGGACCCGGTAGATGGGTGACGTCGCGGAGATGATGCTGAACGGGTTCCTGTGCGAGGGCTGCGGGGTATATCTGGACGGCGAGGAGCCGGGGTTCCCGCGCTACTGCTCGCCGCGGTGCGCCAAGGACCGCGGGGCGCCCTGGAGGGCGGACGCGCCCAAGCGCCAGCGGACGAAAACCGGGCCTTATCGGCGGAGGGCGGGCCATGGGTAAGCTGGCTGACGCCCTGGCGCCGATTTCCAGTTACGCGGCGAAAAAGACGCCGCTCTGGGAAGACCTGAAAGACCGCATCGCGGGCGCCCTGCTCATGGTCGATCTGGCCGAAATCGAGCTGTGGCTGGAGTTCCATGAGCTGGAGGTTCCCTGGCCCTGGCGCGAGCCGCTGGCGGAGATGATCGCCCGGCGCCGCGAGGAGCTGGAGGCGGAGGATATCGGCGGCATCCTGCGCGACAAATTCGATTTCACCTGAGGGTGGAAAGGGCGCGGCGGCCCTTCCGCCGCATCGTGTGGACGTGAGGTGCGATCATGGCCTTAGGCCTTCCGCAATCCGGTGGTGGGGACCGTGTTCCGATCATCAAATATGATGCCCGTGCTGGGCGCGTGTTCCGTGTGGATCGCTCGCAAAATGCTGCGGGCCAATACGACTCCGAAACGGTGGAAATCACGCCGAATTTTCAGGCGGTGGTGGACATGGAGGCGATTGAGCTGGGTTGGCTTTCGTTCCCGACAAACGCGGCGCCGGATATCGTCGTCGCGCCGTACGGGCAACAGCTTCCGCCCCGGCCTTCGCTGAATCACCGGACCGGCTTCCGCGTCCATATGCTGCTGGGGAAATCCTGCGGCGGGGACGTGCGCGAGATGGCCGCCAATGCTCAAGCGTCGATTGCGGGCATGGACGCCCTGCATGACGCCTATCTGAGCGGGGTGAAGGCCAACGCCGGGAAGTTGCCGGTGGTGAAGCTGGCCGGGACGAAGGCGATTGTCTCCACGGGCAAGGCCGCCACCTCCACCAACTACGAGCCGCTGTGGCAAATCGTCGGCTGGGTGGACCGTCCGGAGAAGCTTTCGGCGTCGGCAATCGCCGCGCTGCGGAGCGGCGGGAACGAGGCGGCCAAGGGCCTGAACGGGTCCGGAAGCCTGCCGCTGTCACCGCCGCCGCCGCCGGTGGCCGCGTCGATATCGGATGACTTTTAAGTCAACCTGCCCGGTGGCCTCCGGGTCGCCGGGCGTCTCTTTTTCGGGGCGTCGGTTTGGTGGTGAGTCTGCCCACGGATTTCAGCGATGAATGGGCGTCCGCTTGGGAATGGGCGCGCATGTACCGGAGCCTGGGCCTCCAGGTGACGCCTGCGCATACTCCGGCCCATATGCCGCCGGGTGGCCAATGGAAAAGGCCGGTCCTGGATTGGACCGAATTCCAGAACGCGCTTGTGCCTGAGGCGCTGTTCGCCCGCTGGTACGATCCGAACACCGGCGAACACCGGCAACGCCGCAACATGGGAATCATCACCGGCGCGGCCTCGGGCGGCGTGGTGGTGGTGGACCTGGACGTCCATGACGGGCGCGACGGGCGGAGCTGGTGGCTGGCGCTGGTGGCGGTGGAGGCGAACGGCCTGGAGCCGGAAACGGTGTCGCAGGTGACCGGCGGCGGAGGCCGCCAACTGCTGTTCCTGGCGCCGGAGGGCTGGACGCCTCCGACCTTCAAGGCGCCGCCGGTGGGTGTCGATGTGCGCGGCCAAGGCGGTTTCATCATGGCGCCGCCGTCGATGCACGCCAGCGGGCGGATTTACGATTGGGAGCCGGGCCGCGAGCCGTGGGCGATCCCGATTATGACGGCGCCGGAGTGGCTGTGCGCCGCGATAGACCGGTTGCGGGTCGAGCATGGCGGCGGGGCAAGCGGGCCGCGGGTGCGGACGGAGCCGGACGGCGAAAGCAAAAGCGCCTTCGGGCTGGATATCGACGGGCGGGAACAGAAGCTGGCGGATATCGCCTGGGCGCTGGTGGTGGACCTTCGGCGTGGAAGCCCTCGCCCGCCGCCTCAGGAGGCTGTGGAGGCCGAATTGGCGGCGGCCTGGACCCGGTATGAGGTGACCACGAAAAGCCGCCTGGAGCCGCATCCTGAGCTGTCGAACGCGGACCTTCTGGAAATGGAGGGCCGCGGGTTCTCGGCGCTCAGGGCCAAGGTGGACTATGCGCTGGCGCATTGGGACGGAAAGGTCGCGGAGGCGGCCCTGGTCCCAAAGCCGGAGGCGGACGCGAATAGCTGGGGCGCCAGCCTGAACGAAAGCTTCACGGGGTTGGATAGTGGGAAACATATCGTCGCGTCGGCGCCGTTCCCGGTGTCGAATTTCAAGGGTGAGCCGCCGGAGCGGCGCTGGCTGGTCCCGGGGTGGATCGCCCGCGGCGAGGTGAACAGCCTCTACGGCGGCGGGGCCACGGGTAAAAGCCTGCTGGCTTACCTGTTGGCGCACGCGATGGCGGTGGGCGCGCCGTGGGTGGGCCTGCCCACGGTCCAGGGCTCCAGCCTGTTCGTGTCCTGCGAGGACGACTCGGACGAGCTGCATCGGCGTCATGCGGATATCCGCAAGGGCCTGGGCGGGGTGATTGGCGATCCGTTCGGCGCGGTGAGCGCCTGGGATCGGGTGGGCCATAATAACCTGCTGGCGGTTCCGGACGGTCGCGGGGTGATGGGCGCGGGCGGCTTCCTTGGCGAGCTGCGCGGCGCGCTGGAAAGCCTTACCCCGACTCTCGTGATCCTGGACACCCTGGCCGACGTGTACGGCGGCTCCGAGATTGATCGGGTCCAGGTGAACGGGTTCCTGAAAACCTGCCTGGGCGGCCTGATTGTCGAGCGCCGGGCGCAGGGCCATGACCTGACGATCCTACTGCTGGGTCATCCTTCGAAATCGGCCATGACGGACGGCTCAGGCTTCAGCGGCTCCACGGCCTGGGAAAACGGGGTGCGGTCCAGACTCTACCTGACGCGCCCGGAAAACGCCGGGCCGGATGAGCGGGTGCTGACGCGGGCGAAGGCCAACTATGCGGGCGGGGATGACGGCGATCTGGCGCTGCTGTGGAGCGAGGGAATCTTCGTCGGCGTCACCAACCTGGGCGACGTCGAGCGGATGGCGGCGATGGTGAAAAACGAGGTGGCGTTCGCCTGGGATATGGGTGCGCCCTACGTCGAAAAGCGCGGTCATACGCGGAACCTGCATGGCGCCTTGGTGCGGCGGCTGACGTCGCCAACGCAGCCGCGGGAATTGGTGATCGCGGGCCTGAGAATGGCCATAGACGACGGCCTTATCCAAATTTCCCGTGATAATTCAAAGCGCGGGTGGCGTTCGGATCGTAACTAAGGAGTTTCGGGTGACAGTTACAAGCGGTGACAGTGAAAAGCGCCAAAGAAACAATGACATAGGTGTGTCACTGCCTGGATCGCCTGGGTGGGTGACGTTTAACTGTCATTGGCCAATGTTTTCAAGGCGTTGGCCTCGCGTACACGTACGCGCGCGCGACTGTACTCGGGGGGGGGATTATATCCCCCCCCTCTACGTACAGGTTTTTCAGCAACGGGACGTCACGGGGCGGGTGACGGATGGGCTCCGTGGGCTGCGCCCATCGTCATCACCCGCCCCGGGAGACGCCGGTGGAACGCTGGCCCGGCGGGGCGGTGGAAGGGCGGCCTGGGGACGCGGTGGAACGATGGCCCGGGTGTTGGGCGGCGAGCGATGGAGGCGGCGATGGGCGATGTGACGTTGAGCCGGGGGACGCGGATCAAGGTGGTTCGGAAGTTCCTTGAAAAGCGGCGGGGGCGGCTGCGGAAGTCGATGGCCAGTTTGCCGGAGGGGACGGCGCCGCGGGCGTCGGTCCTGGCGCATTGGCAGAAGCTTCGGGATGAGGTGGCGGAGCTGGAGTGGGTGCTGGCGGAGCTGCTGGCCGGGCGCGATCCGCCGGGGTCGCCAAGGACCGGGGCGATCCGGGGGGCGACGCCGGACCGGGTTGGCCCATTGGCGGAGGACGGGTGATGCCGACACCGGAAGACGCGGCGATGTTGCAGGCGGCTTACGAGGGGCTGGCGGAGGCCCGGCGGGCGCTGGAGGCGACCTGGGGCGTGGGGCGGGCGGAGCTGCTGGCCAGCGACGGGTTGCGGATGCGGTGGCGTGGCCAGTGTGCGCGCTGGAGCGCGGCCTATGAGGCGGCCTGGGCGGCGCCGTTCGTGACGCGGGATTTGCTGGCGGAGCTGGAGCGGCTGACGGCGGCGATGCGGCGCGGGCTGGAGGCGCTGGACGCGGCGGCGTCGGAGGCGGGCGCGCGGCCTATCGCGCCGTGGGTTTGGGAGGTGGTGATCCCTGGCCAGCCGGGCGAGCCGGTGACGGTGGCGGCGGTGGTTCAGACGGAGGCGGAGGCGGGCAAGGTGATCGCGGAAGGGCGGTTCCTGGCGGTCTACACGCTGGCGGAAATCGGCGCCGTGCTGGCGGCCCTGCCGGAGGCGTTGAGTTTGGCCAAACAGGTTTGGCCGGGGGCGCGGTTCCTGGCGCCGCGGCGGCTGGAGGCGCCGGACACGGCGGGCGCCGGTCCCTGGCGGCCTGAGGGCGATGAAATCCCGTTCGGCGACAGCGCGGCGGGTTTCGAGCGGGAGTTCGCATGATGGCGGGAACCTGGACGGAGGCGCGGGTGGTGCTGCTCACGGCGCTGTGGGCGGATGGGATCGCCGCGGGGGTGATCGCCAAGCGGATGGGGATGACGCGGGGGATGGTGGCCGGGAAGCGGCATAGCCTTGGCCTGCCGCCGCGGTCGGAGGCGGTGCAGAAGGCGGCGCAGGCGGCCAATGCACGGCGGACGGCGGGGCTTTGCGAGGCGGCGGGGAGCCGGGCGGACCCGGAAACCATGCGGCGCAAGGCGGCGGAGGTGACGGCGCTGGAGGCGGCGGTGAGGCCGCTTCGGGGGTCGAACCCGAGGCCGTGGGAGCTGCGGCGGTTCGGGGAGTGCGCGTTCCCGGTGGCGGGCTACGGCGCCGACACGCTGAGCTGTTGCGAGCCTGCGGAGGCCGGGCGGCCCTACTGCTTTGGTCATTGCGAGCTGCTGGCCGGGCGGCCCTGGCCGCCGGAGGACGCGTCGGCGGAGCTGGCGGCGTCTCAGTGGGCGTCTCAGGGGGCGTCTCAGGGGGCGTCGGCCTGAGGGGTCGGCCTGAGGGGCTTGCACGGGCCGGTGATCGCTTGGACCTGAGGGGCCTCAGGCTCCCGCTCAGGATGTTCGCCGTGGCCAACTCGAATACGAATTCCCGTGATCCGATTGTCCAGGACTCGCCCGGCACGGCTGGCGGCTCGGTGTCGAACGCCAGCGCGGGCCGGGTGAAGCCGCTGGGTTCCGGGCCGGGCGGCGCGAATTTCAGCTCCGGCGCCGACCTGAAGGCCGGGGCGCCTGCGCCCAACAATCCCTACGGCAAGGGCGAATAGCGGGGCCGCCGATGCCGCGAGGCGCAGCATCGCGTCCAGGCGCCAGCCGGGCGCTCGTCCAGGACACGGTTTATTCGGAGGCCCTGGCGCGGGAAATCATCGCGGAGGCGGCGGTCTGTCCGCGGTCGGTGGAGTGGATGTGCGCGGCCCATCCGCATTGGCCGTGTTCGGCGACAATCCACAATTGGAAGGCGTCGAAGCCGGAATTCCGCAACGCCTTTGGGGAAGCCCGGCGGCGGCTGGCGGACGTGCTGGCGTTCCAGGCGGTGGAAATCGCGGATGACGGGAGCGGCGACGCGCGGGTGATCGAGCGTAAGGACGGGTCGAGTTTCGTGATCCAGGATCAGGAGTTCGCGGCGCGGTCGAAGCTGCGGACGGAGGTGCGGCGGTGGCTGGCGGGCAAGCTGGCGCCGGAGGTCTACGGGGACCGCTTTGACGGCACGCTCCGGCTGGGGCCGATCCTCAGTCAGGAAGACGCCCTAGATCAGCTTCGATGATCCGCTTCGCGCATCATCTCGCCTGGGTAGGGCTCGGCGGCGCCTTCGCCCTAGATCAGCTTCGCTAAGCAAGTGGGCCTAGCTCCTCGCGTCGTCACGCTTGATCCGGAACAGCGGGCGATCCGCCAGCGGTACAAGGATGACCGGCGGTATTTCGCGGAACGGTGCCTGAAAATCCGGGCGAAGTCGGGGGAGCTGGTGCCGCTCGTCTTCAACGGCGTCCAGGTTTACGTCGATCAGAAGCTGGATGAGCAGGCGAAAGAAAAGGGGCGCGTCCGTGCGCTTGTGCTGAAGGCTAGGCAGGAGGGCCTAAGCACATATATCGGCGCCCGTTACTATCATGAGGTGATCCATCGGCGCGGTTGCCATTGCTATATTCTCACTCACGATCAGGATGCTACAAACAACCTGTTTGGGATCGTTGACCGTTTCCAGCGGAACAATAAGCCGGGGATCGGGCCGCGGGTTGGGGCGGCGAACGCCAAGGAGCTGTTCTTCCCGGGCCTGGACAGTGGGTATCGGGTGGCGACGGCGGGCGCCAAGGCCGCGGGCCGCGGCTCCACGGTCCAGCTTTTCCACGGCTCGGAGGTCGCCCACTGGCCTAATGCGCGGGACCATATGGCGGGCGCGGTGCAACAGGTTCCGGACCTGGAGGGCACGGAAATCGTCCTGGAGTCCACGGCGGCGGGGATCGGCGGGGAGTTCCACGAAAGATGGCAACAGGCGGAGGCGGGCGACGGGGATTACCGGGCGATTTTCGTGCCCTGGTTCTGGAGCCTGGAATATCAGCGGGCGCCGCCGCTGGGTTTCGAGCTGAACGATGAGGAGGAGGATTACGGGCGGCTCTACGGCCTGAACCTGGATCAGCTCGCCTGGAGGCGGGCGAAGATGGCGGAGCTGCGGGACCCGGCGCTGTGGGCGCAGGAGTATCCGGCGACGGCGGCGGAGGCTTTCCAGGCGACGGGCCACGATGCGTTCATTCCGTCGATGCTGGTGCTCCAGGCGCGCAAGCGGAGCTGTGAGCCGCTGGGCTCGTTGATCGTCGGGGTGGACC